ATTAGAATCCAGTGTAATTGCACCTTTAAACGCAGGACAGGCCATTGAGATTACCACAGGCAAATATGCCAACAGAGTGCAGTTACAGTTCTTCCAAGGAACTTACTACAATACGCCTTCTAATTCACCAATTGGCACTAGAGCCATTACAGCAAGTGCTCCAAGTTGGAAACCACAGATGGTGCATAATGGACTTGTAACGCTGTTTGCACGTTATGAGTGGAAAGAAATTAAAACACAAGAGGATGCTGACAACAATCCATTCTCAGGTAACATACCACAGGTTCAGATCAGTTTGTTGGGTAAAAAAGTTGCTAGTCTTATTAACACAGACACTCAAAACTATACCTATGGTGGTGTGGGCTACACAGAACGCTATTCTACAAACTCTGCTGAAATATTACTTGACTACCTACGCAATCCACGCTATGGTAAAGGACTAACCAATGCAGAAATTGATTGGACCAGTTTTCGCAAGGCTGCTCTAAAATGTAATCAAACAGTGACCTACATTGATGGCATACAGGGTCCTATTATGACCACTAACATTGTGTTAGACACAGGGTCAACTATTTTTAACAACGTTAAGGTTCTTTTAAGCAACTTTAGAGGCTATTTGCCCTATGTTCAAGGCAAATACAAACTTAAGATTGAAGATGCAGGCAATGAAGATGACATCCTGTCAGGTTCTGCAACTATTGTAAAAACTTTCAACAAAGACAACATCACAGGCGCCATTACCTACACAGGTATTGAGCGTGGCAGCAAATACAACCAAGTTGTGGTGCGCTATGTAGACCCAGATCAAAAGTGGTCAGTGCAGGAAGTTGTGTATCCAGAACAAGAATCAGTTAGACTGCTACTACAAAGTGATGATGGTGGTAGAGAAAACAAAGCAGAGATCACATTCCCTGGTTTGACCAACTACGCCATTGCCAAAGACATGGCACGTCTAATACTTGAAAAGTCACGCTATCAAGATTCAATTTCATTCAAAGGCGACAGTTCATGTTTTGAACTAGAGCCAGGTGACAACGTCTACATTGATGCCAATATACTAAAGTTTGGCACAAATCCATTAAACAATGCAATTCCATGGCGCATTGTAAGTATAAAGTTAAACAACGATTACACCTTTGATATTGGTGCAGTTCGCAACCCTGATTTCTTGTATCCACATGTGCGTGTGGGTGAAATTGACGTAGTGCTGCCACCATTTATTCCCAAGGGTGCAGAGATCTACTATCCAGGCAACAAGCGAACACCTCCTGTTGGACTTGTTCCGCCTACTTCAGCAGACTTCCCATTTGACAACACCACAGGTGAGCCTGTGATTACTGATCCAATATCAAATCCACCTCCAACAGATGGCACAGACCCAACTGACGGCGGCGGCGTAGGTGCACCAGATGGTCCTGTAAATGAAGAGCCAGTAAACAATCCACCTCCTCCACCAACTCCTGTGCAGGAATTAACTGATTATATACAGGTTGATCTATATAGAGTTGTTGGAAATGCAACCACAGGTTTCTATGTGTATTTGGATTTCAAACAGCCACAGAATGCACTCTATGAGGGTGTTGATTTCTATTACAAGCGCAGTATTGCATCAGAAACACAGTGGCAGACTAAGATTGAATTAACCAAACCTGGTGCTGGCAATTACATCACAGCAACCATTGGTCCTCTTGCAGGTGGTTATACCTACATCATCAAGAGCAGAGTAAAATATACCACAGGTGATTACAGCAAGTTTGCAGGCACAGTAAACATTCCTGTTGTAGCAGGTGGTTCAGGTAATCCTGTTGATTATCAAGAAACAGTAACCACAGGTTGGTTGCTGAACACTGAACCTCCTCCATTGACCTACAACAATGTATTCAAGTCATTGGATGGACGTCCTATTGTGTCTAACCCAAGACGCATCAACGTTACAGTTACACAAGACATCAATAACTATCCTATTACTAATAGAATAGCAGGCGTAGACATTTACTACAAACCTAGTGCAAATACCTATTGGACTAAACAGCCCATTGACTTTGTGGCCTACTCTGAAGGACAGCCATACACATTTGAATTCCCAACAACACTGGGTGCCGCAGGCAGCGCCCAACTTTATGATTGGGTGTTTAGATTTAGATACACTGATGGAAAACAGAGCACCAAGCAGTATAGAGTAATGAACACTAGAATTGAAACTGATGTGTTTGGCGGTAGAAACTTTAATATCTTTACATCAACACAGGCCATTGCACAGGGTCAAGAAGACGTCACAGCCTACAACTTGCTTACAACTGATGAAGCACCTCCAGGCGGCGGTGTTGTAGATCCAAGAGAGTTTCAATTTAGTGTTAATCAAACGTTCAACCTTGCTAGAGGTGGCAATGCTATTGGCTTCCACATTAATCCAGTTGTAGATCCAGACAACGTATGGGCAGGTGCTAAACTTTATTTTAAACCAACAACAGCATCAACATGGAATTCTGTAACTGTAAGCCCAATGACACTTTCAGGCGGATTTTACTTTATTTCAACCATTATACAATATAACGCTCAGTATGAATACCTATTAGTTCCATTGGTGTTTTATAATGGCTCAAAAACAAACGCCTTCAAAGGTTGGTATGGCAAAGGCAGCATAAACTTTGTTGCAGGCACTACATTCCCTAACTATTGGCAGCAGTTAAACTTTGCACTCACAGACGTGGCTGCAAAATTGCAAACACCTTCACCAAGTCCTGCAAAAACACAGGTGCAGATATTAGAGTGGAGCAGAATACAAAAGGATGGTTATGGCACAAGCGGCCCAAGCCAACTCTATTTCCAACTCAAATACAATGCGGCCAACATCTCTGGATTTACCAGAGTTGAAATCTATCGCAGAGAACGCAATCTACAAGCCACAGATCTTTACAGCAACTATTGGGGTGTAGGACGTTGGGAAAAATTAGTTATAAGTGGCAGCAACAGCACCACAGTCAATGATGTTACCACTGTTAACCTAAGAGCACCTCTAGGTCACAATGAATTTAATTTCTACTACAATGCTCCTTCTGGTGCTACACAGACTAATACTACTATTGTAATAAACAGTCTATATTCAACCAACAAACCACTTGCGGCTGCATTGGCAGCAAACTATGAATATCTAGTGCTAACAGTAACATCTACAGGTAATTTCTATCAGTTACTGCCACACATACCATACATCAGTCTAACTAATAAGATTGATGGCTTCCAATATGGTAACCCTGCAAACATAACAGAAAGTGCTTACAATCAATATCCTGTAGTGCATCTAAGAAATCTAAATCAATCAATTGCCAGCATTACAAATTTAAGTATATTGAGATATGGCACAACTACTGTGACTGCATTAGCAACTGTGCCTGCGGGCGAACCAGCGGTGATATAAGGAGCAAATATGGCATTACCATCAACACAAGGTGTATTAAATCCATTACTGAATATTATAGAACCAGAACCCGCAGGTTCTTGGACTGCACTAACTTCTTGGGGAAGTGCTGCCAATTGGAATCCTAGTGCAACTACAATTGAATGGCCTGCACAGATTTTAGATCTACCACGCGGCAGTTGTGCTATTGAAATAGTTACAGAAGCCGCAGGTGATGTAGAATATGAAATATGGGTATCACCATCAGGTGCATTTGATGGCGATGAAGTAATTACAACTATTGAACAGGGTGATGAAGATATACCTGCATTTGAAGGCGTAAGTGCAATTATTGTTATTAAGGTTACTAATACCAATGGTTTACCACAGATATTTGACATGCGTGCCAGAGCTACAAATCAAAGCAGAGTAATTAGAATTAACAGTCTTAATACTTCTACACTTGCAGGCACAGTTAATGCAAGAACATTGGATCTAGGGTTTACTATCAGTGGAATCACTAACATACAAATTACACCTAAGAGTGTAACCAACTACACCCTGGCTGTTTACTCAACTGATTACCCTACATCTAATGTGGTTATTCCTGTCGTAGTAGACAAAACAGTTCCAAGTATACGATTGGTAGGTTTAGACAACGTGCCTAGAGATGGCGTAATTGACGTTGTAGCAGAAGCCCTGCCAGAACAGTATATGAGTGGCAATAATTTATTATTGAGGTAAAGATGCAAAATTACCCAATTATGTGCAGTTTTACAAACAAGTAAGTAAATAAAAAAGAGGACAGAACATGGCGTTTCCAACATCACAAATTAACACAACTAATCTAGACAGCGACGCTGATTCGCCAGCAAGTGCTAGAGTAGATTTACTCATGCTTACAACAGCAGTGAACACTATCATCGCTGAAGCCAATCAGGCCAACGGTGTAGCCCTACTGGATGGTGGTGGCAGAATTGCTTCAACCGCAGTTCCAGCAGTTCAACAGCCGTTTGGTGTAATGACACTGAACCCAACTTCAACAGTTGTGAAGATTGAAGACATCCTAAGAATGGAAGCCAAGACAGTTGCACAGTTACAAGCATTTGCCCTATCGCCTGGCAATGCCGCAGGTGATATTGCTTACTGTTCAAATGGCGCTGGTGGAAGTCCTTGTCTAGCAGTCTACAATGGAACTAATTGGTTGCGTGTAGCACTGGGCGCCGCAATATCAGCAACCTAAGAGGACAGTATGCAAAGCCTGGCACAACCATCAAAACTAGAGTATGAAAATCTAGAAGTTCACGTAGACAAATGCTCAATGAGGTATGAGGGATTGCAAAAACAGTTTGAACAGATGGATGAAAGATTAGATAAAGTTGAAACAAAACTGGACCAAATCTCAGACGAAGTTCGTAGCAATAAGAGCACTACTCTTAAGGCTCTTATCGCTGCCACAGCAACTATAATAGCCGCAATCATTTCCGCGATTGCAGTCATCTATACCAAAATGCCGTAAATATCTGCATCATGCAGATACCACAAGACATACAAGACCGCATCATATACAAATCACGCAAAAACGCAGATGATGAGTCAGCGGCATTCCCCACACTAGAAAAATTCACACCCATTCCCTTGCCCTGTGATGGCTGTGATAAAATGGTCACAGACCGCAGAACAGAATTCAAACAATACGCATTTCCAGAACGCCATTGGAGAGAATACTGTTCGTCCTGCAAGCATTTTCGCAATCCAGAGTCAGGCAAGTTTGATGTCAAAAGCAATGTAGCACCTTCATTTTTTAGAAACTACGTTTTACGTCGTAATAAATAAATGTGTAGCGGAGATGTAACAGGTGAGGCTGTCACTTCACCATCATATCTCAGTACTGCCATTCTGAATATCTCCGTTTATCGTCTCCGCTACACCGTTCACGTGGGTTCCTTTCTATCTTCCTATAGAATTGGTTTTGTTAGCCCAACGGAACAAAAAACCCTAGGGTTTTTATTGCCTATCCTAGCAGACTGAGGCGCAATGCTAAGGTTAAACTGCAGAGGTAGGCATTTTTTTTGCCTTATTATTTGGACCCTGCAAATCTAGCGAAATTAACGCGGCGCAATACCCCTACAGTGGCGGTTGCTGAAAAATCTGTTCTTTATGTGTCATCGCGTAGTGTATCCTAGCCCTGAACTAGAACCGTAGCAATAATTAGACGCCAAGACGTTTTCGCGCAAATTCAGGCATGCGACTGTCTGGTTGTGGAAATAACTCATTGTATTGCACCTGCATCATCATTTCCCAATCAGGTTCACTGTGCGGATCAAAATGCTTTTGTGACAGGGTTTCTGTGTGAATGCCATTCACTAAGGGATCTAGTCCTAGATTAGCCTTGCGTTCTTCTTCTCTTATGAAGTCAAGATGTTCTTGATCCAATTCTCTGTTGCGATAATGATAGTTGTCAATTTCTTCAATGCTTAATCTAGCAATGGGCCATTCTGCACGTAGCACAGTCTGCATACTGGGCATGTCTGGTTTGGTTTTAAAATACACACCATCATGCACCTGCAACAATACTTCTGCCCTTGCGGCTTCAATAATTTTGCGCATTACCTGCTGTTCATTCTGTTGATAAGCCCAAGCAATTAATTTTCCCTTGCTGATGCGTCCACGTTCACTGCGTAGATCTTTTAGATATGTTTCTGGTATATCACCATTACCTGCGGCTTGTGCAAGACTGTCTCCAATGTGTTTGTTGATGCGATCCTGTTCACGCATAAAATTCTGCATCCAAGGATCTGCAAACAACTGTTCACGCAACTGCTTACTGCGGATAATTTCTGACACACTACCCTGTGTCCATACGCCATCACGTTTGAACCAACAGCGTGTTTCACTCTTTGCACCAAAGGAAATTGCTGTAAGCACCTGCTTGACGGTTTTGATAGAATAATCACTGTTATTGCCAAATACTAATAGTGCCAAACTTCTACGAACGCGATCTTTATCCTGTATGAGCTCACGTGTGTAGGTTAATTCTTCTTGAAATGGTGCCATAGCATATTTCCAATTGAACACACTGGTATCAATGTCTACTGCGTAACAGGCACCCAGGGCCGCATGACGCACAGTCTTATGCACACTTTGTAAATTAATGCCTTTGTAGTAAGTGCGTCCAAAACTAGAAAAGTTTACTACCTGTGGTAAACGTCCCGCGCATTCACGTGCAATGGCCAATATAATTTCTGCCGCACGTAGGTTTCTTTGTATCGTTTCGTTCTTATTGCCTTCCATTCTTGTGGCTCTGCAATAGTTTTCTAAACTGTAAACATTAATGGGTGCAAAATGCAGATCGCTGTTTGGATCAAATTGACTGTAAATTGCACTTACTAGATCTTTACCATTACCACTGGCAAGAACAATGTCTATGGGTATTTGTGGCTCAGCCATTGAAAGTTCTCCTTTAATTGAATTTCCCATTTTAGTAATTTTTATTAATGGAAAATTCTTGTGCAACCAATCCCACCAATATTGTTGTGGAACACCATAACGTCCAAGTTGTGCTCGCACTCTTTGTAGGCTAAATGGAATCTGATTGCTTTTGATCTGTGCAGCCGTGGCCAATACATGATAACCGTAAATTATTTCACGGTAAACTACGTCATGATATTGCTGTGCTTTGGATAAGGTTTTATTGCTTTTGATGCAGAGTTCCTGCTGTGCTAAGTCAGCAATCTGCTTAGTTGAATAATAAGTTGCCATTTGATTCTCCGTTTGTGTATAGTAACTATACAATAATATTTATGAGAAGTCAATAAAAATAGTGAAATAGATGGGTGGCACCTGCAAAAAAAATAGTGATGCTAATAGTATATACATTACTGTGAAGCTCCATTGGAAGCCCAAGTATGGGCCTCCAAAAGAAGGAAATTCCTTCCTCTCATATCAAAAACACCCAAAGTTTCTCCAAAATAGGTTGACTTTTACCCCTAACATAAATATAATATACATATGTTCAACAACAAAATGGTAAACACAATGAAACTGCTCCTAGCAATTTTGGCTTTAACCACACTGAGTGGTTGTGCAAGTTACAGCACCGTAATTAGAACAGGTTGTATTTTTGAATGCGCTGAGTGGGAACGCATCCTAGCAGAACAAGGCCCTATTGATCCCCGTGGCCCTGTGGCTAATTCAACGCATGGTATTAGCTCAACACAAGTATACTTGCCCAACGCGGGTTATAACATTATCCGCTCAGGTAGCACAGTGACCGTAACTCAGACATCAAGGTCTAAATAATGGAAGATGATGATCTAGCAGGACTGCATCATCAATGGGAATTAGACGTGCAACAACAGTTAGAAATGACTCTAGTAAGCGAATACGTGGGCAATGAAGTCCGTGCCCACGTATACCGTCGCCCCTGGCTCAAGGACTGGGTCACAGTATGCTTTGATGAACAGGGCATTGAAAAACTCAGTAGTGCATTTGATCTAGAAGAAGACGCAGAAAACTGCGCTGAAGATTGGGTATTGGATTAAAATACACCAATTACACACCCAGTCTGCACAGGATACTATAAATATTTGATGCAGACAGAATCCGCTCAACCTCAATCCTCCTCTAAACCAGGCCCCAAGCCCAAAGAACTAGTAGAAGGCACAATACTAGGATTACCTGTTGGGCGTGATAAAACAGTGGTTCCTCCAGAACAGGTAGAAGAACTAGCCGCATTGGGCTGCACTGATCGCGACATTTCAAAC